TTTGAAGATTCCAAAGGAACTTTCTTTGAGCTTTCCAATTCCCCACCTTACAATCACACCAAGCACTTGTTTCAAACCCCCCCTAACCCATTTTAAGCAGATTTAATTTGACTTTCTTCCTCATTTACTCTATAAGTAGATTTAATGACTGAAACTAATCAAATTGAAGTTGAACCTAATCAATCGCAAATTGCTGATTCTAAAGCTATTGCACGATTTGATTCTGATTCTGTTACAAATTTAACTTCGTCACAAAAAGGACGAAATCCTAATTCATTGGCTAATCTAAAGAATGGAGTCAGGTTCAAAGCTGGCGAAGTAGCAAATCCCGGTGGCAGGCCAAAGACAAGTGAATTTCGTCAATATCTTTTGGACTTTCTCGGAGCAAAATCAGGGGCAGAGAAATTAAAGCTGGTCAAACACATGGCAAAGTGTCGGCCAGAGATTTTACTTTACTATTGTTATGGGAAACCCGTTGAAAGCATTGAGTTGAGTGGTAAAGAGGGTGGAGCGATTGAATTTAAGAGCGCAGCGCAATTAAGAGCGGAGATGATATTAGCGGGGGAGATGGACGCATCCGGGCACTTGGTAACGCGCAATTAAACATGGCGAGACTATTGCCGCGATTATCGGAGCAAAGCCAGAATCAGCCCCATGTCCTAATGCCATTGGAACAATTCAAATCGCTCCTAGCGCATTGTGGATCGATTATTCAGAGCAGAGAACGGTTAAAAGTCGAATATGAACAGGAACATCAATTCAAAGTCAAAATCATTCAAGGCTAGGGTAGTGCAGATGCTCTGTTGGGTTTGTGGTGTCCGGCCCAAGAAGAAAAAGCACAGCATGGTTTACAAGTGGACACGAAGCAACTTACCTTGATAAATGTCTGACCTGACCCCAGAGCTTCGCGCTTCGAGAATCAGGCACGGCGAGATGGCTCAACACAGCTTAATAGTGTTTGCTGCCCTGAACAGTCCAGACCCTTTAGACAAGCTAGACCCGCGTAAATCCAAGTATCAATGGATGAATCATCACTACTGCTTGGCTGAACACTTGGAGCAGATCGAAGCAGGAACAATTCAACACCTAGAGATTGAACTACCACCGCGCATGGGCAAAACGGAAGTAAGCGTTAGGAACTTTGTGCCATGGTACGCAGGGAAACACCCCGACAGAGACTTGCTAATCATTACAGCCACCTACGAGCTTGCTATGGAGCATGGGCGTGACGTTAGAGACTACTTCAATGGAGCAGGCTATCATCTTGTCTTTGGTCACGATAGACGATGCCTGCTCAAAGACAAGAGTCAGAGCATAGATAGGATGCAGTTGAATGGGGGTGGCAAGATACAGTTTTACGGCAGAGGCGGCATACCTGCGGGAGTTGGTGGTTATGGGATAGTGTTTGACGACTTCTTTAAGAGCGCAGAGGAAGCCAACAGTCAAGCCGAGCGTGAGACAGCATGGCGTTGTTATGTAGCTGACTGTTTGTCTAGGTTGAACTATTCAACGAGCTGGCAGGTCATCATAGGCTCAAGAAAGCATGAGGACGATGTTCAGGGAAGATTGTTTGACCCGACAAATCCGCATTACGACGAAAAGACTGCACGCAAGTTTGTCAGGGTGCGTATACCAGCCCTGTCAGAGGGTAAAGACGTTGACCCATTAGGCAGGGAGAAGGATGAAGTATGCTGGCCTGAAAGGTTTCCAAAGCAGTTTTACCTTGATAAGAGAAACCACAGGTCGGATATAGTGCGGATAGATTTCCAGACACAAGACCAGTGCAACCCAAGACCACAGGAGGGGACATGGTTCAAGAAAGCATGGCTCAAGACATACAGTAAAGTTGATTTACCGACACACCTGAATTATTATGTAGCCAGTGACCACGCCTACAGGATAGGCGAGAAGAACGATTCGAGTTGTTTATTAAGTGTTGGCATAGACCCTACAGGGATGATTTATGTTTTGGCTGATACATTCTGGGCAAAGGTAGAGACGGATGAACTAGTAGAACAGATATTCAAGATGATAAGAAGGACTGATAGACCAGTCAGCCAATGGTGGGCGGCTAGGGATGCAATCAGCGGGAGCATACTGCCACTGTTAAGGAGAAGGATGCTGGACGAGAAAGTGTTCTTTTACATCGATGACAGTTTGGTTGAGAAGAAAGATTTAGTTGCAAGGTCGGCAAGTATTCGTGGACTAATGGCGATGGGTATGGTAAGATGGCCTAATGAGTGGCCGCAATGGGCGGAGGCAGAGAACCAGTTGTTAAGTTTTCCGGGGCGACATGACGATTTAGTGGCTAGTTGTGCTATACTTGGAATGGGTTTGGACAAGATGCAAAATCCAACTGGAGCAAAGAAAGACAACAGTCCGCCAAAGGGCAGTTTCAGATGGCACACTATGGGACAGCCAGAACAACAAGATAAGAAGGAATGGGTATGAAAATTTCAGGCATGGCAAAGATACCGAGTGGCAAGGTTGTGATACCAGCACAGCATCATTTAATGTTGGCAAAGATGTTTCATCAGTTAGCTGCGATGCACCAGAACACAGCTAGGATGCAAGGGACAGACCCGACAGAGGCACAGTTGCCAAGTCCGGATAAGACTGTCAAGGCCACAAGACAGGGCAGGCCATTGTTCAAGCAGCCGTTAATAGGCAGTCCTAATTCTCCATAATTTTATGTATGAGCAAGTAACCGACTTCAAAGGTGGGTTAGATTCAAGGAAACATTTCCTGACATTACCGGCAGGGACATTGACCAAGTGTGTCAATGGCCACATCAATCAAGGTGGCGAGATAGAGAAGAGGAAAGCCTTTTCACCGATTGCACTACCACAAGGCACGTTTGGACTTGAGGCGGTGGCGGATAGTTTGGTGGTGTTTGCGCCGAGTGTGGCGTGGGGAGTTTTGGCGTGGTCGACTAATCATACTTATCCACCACAAAGGGCGACCGTTGTAATTTTTACTGCTGATTATGTGACTCCTCCCGCCATTGGTGATGTTGTAAATGTTGCCGGACTTACGGATTATATGTCCGGTTTTCCACCAACCACACATAACTACGCTTCTGATTGTAATGTAACTGGAGCAACATTAATTGGCGTTTCTCCCTATGCCCTATCGTATCCGGGTTATTCGGCGTATAGTTGCACTTATGTAACTACAGTGCATCAAGACCACGTTACGGCTTTTGTGGCTTCAATGCAAGCCACGATGACAAAGGTATTCGGTTCTGTTACCGGAATAACGCAAACAGTTTTAACGCATCCCATCGCTGTTTCGACTTATGCAACAGCAGAAGGTGGTGGTTCTACTACTTGGATAGACAAACCCTCCCTAACCGCCATCCTCTGCTCCACGGTCTTTGGTGGCAAGACAATCTGCGTTGCAACATTTGGTGATGGGAAGTCATTTGTTTTCTATGACGGTGTCGTGGTTGACGACTTCATTGAAGGCACAGGTGATATTGATTGGACGAGTAATACGACCATAGGAACGTCGTTGGTAAAGTTGATAAACCAGAAGTTAAGTTATACAGGAACAGACCAAGGCGCGGGTGTGTTCAATGTTGTATCGAGTGCAGACGCTTTTACTGTGGCCGAGACGTTACTGGATGTGAATGGCGTGGCAAAAACGAATGGAAGCATACCGAGTCAATTGGTTAATACACCATTACCGACTAGAGAAGGAGCGGCGGCTGTTGGCTCATTCCAGATTATCGCGGGGAGTAGTGGGTTTGCGACGGGCGTTTTGACCAGCACCGGCACGAATGTTTCAAATAATGATTACGTTTATGTTGGCGCGAAGAAATACACGTTCAAGACCACACTGACAACGGAAGGCGACATTCAAATTGGTGCAACTGCATTGGAAACTTTGACTAATTTCATCCGGTGTATCAACCACATTGGAACAAATGGGACGGCGGCTGGAAGTAACTATTATTGTTCTGTTGCCGACACGAATGTTTATGTCCGCGACCCAATAACGGCAATAGCTGCAACGGATGATGACGTGACGAACGACCTTGCGGGTTTGATTGTAAATAATGTGATTGTCACGTTGACGGCAAAAGCGTTTGGAACTGGTGGCAACAATTTGGACAGCACGAAATCTGCTGCGACATTGAATTGGGGGGCGGCTAAGTTTGCGGGTGGGGCGAACAACGCCATTAACAACGTCAGGGCAGGCGATGCGGTTAATGGCACTCAATTATTGCAAGCTACAACAGTTGCTAATGGCGGTATTCCGGTGGACGCAAGTGGTGATTTGAATATAACGGCTGCGGCAGTTGCAACGGACATTATCGCCAATACAGCGAGCGGATTCACGGCATCATCTAGTGGTCAGACGGTTACCATTACTTCTCTGACAGATAACACCACGCAGAATAACATGGCTGTTTCAGTTGGAGTGCCAACTGGAAGCAATGTTTGCATCGGCCAATGTTTGTTCTACTTTGCAGGAACTGGATTCACGCTGGATTATATCAAGGCAAATACAGTTAATATATTATCAGCCGTTCTTACTTTTCCAACTGGCGGAGAAACACTCGCAGCGTTTGTCACTCGTGCGGCGGCAAACATCAATGCTTATACAGGAACGAGCGGATATGTTGCGTATGCGAACCAGACGCATTTATTTGTTTCAAAACAAGTAACAAGCAGTTCGGATGGTGCAACGGAAATTGACATATCGGTTACTCCTGCTGGTGGAACTGGGACTGTTACGGCAGAGTTAACCACATTGGCGGCATCGGCAACTCCAAGTTCAGCAACGTTTATTTCAAATGGAAAAGGTGGTGGATATAGCACAACATTTATTCTGGCTACTGGAACTGGTGGCAGCCCGCCCTATACCTATGCTTGGCAGATTGTTAGTAACGAACTACAGAATGGAGAACCAAAGATAGACAATACTAATAATAGTGTAACAACATTTTCAACTGTGAACACAAGTTGGAAAGGAATGGGCAGTCTTATGGGTTCTATAACCGTTCAATGTGTTGTTACGGATTTCAAGGGTGTCAGCACATCAACAAACATTGTAACCATTGGAGTTGCACAATGACGCTCACAACCGAAATAGATTCCACAGCACAACGATTAGTTGGTGCGATTCTTCCCATTACTGGCAAAGGCCAGAAAACCCTGTTCACCGTCACCGGAACGTGGGTAAGCACAGATGAAATAACGCTTGATTTGACAGATTCATTGACTGGTAATCTAACACAGATTGGTTACGGAACGGCTAGTGGCATTGTTCCAACGTATTTGTTCACTTTTAACGACAAAGAATATGCGTTATCTGGAACTGAATTTCTGTTTTCCGCCATAGGCGACCCGACGATTTGGAACGACCCGACTGCTGCTGGAAACGGGTTCATTGACACGGCAAATTATTCGCCTTCATGCGAAACATTGGTTGCCATAGCTCCTTATCAGGGAAAATTGCTTTTCATCAGCAGACGAACAGTTTTGATATTTTCAGTTGACCCTGACCCTGCTCTTTATGTCAAGACGCAGACGCTTTCAAACATAGGAACAATCGCTTCATTAAGCGTTCAACCATTGGGAGACATGGATGTTATTATGCTGGCAGATAACGGATTCCGTTCCGTGAGAGTTCGAGATGCCAGCAATAACGCCATGATAGCCGACATAGGAACTCCAGTTGACGCGTTGGTTCAGTCTATTCTGGCAACTTTGACTGATGTTCAAAAGGCCGCTTCATGCGGGATATTTGAACCATCTGCGAATAGGTATTGGTGTTTTATTCCTAATTCATCCGACACAAATGGAGTGGGAAAGATTTTCACATTCAGTTACTTTCCGAGTTCAGAGATTGCCGCTTGGGGACAATACGACCCGTCTTATCAAGTAACCATGACTTCACCAGCAGCGTCTTATGGAAATCCACTTGTTCCTTTGACCTACACAACGGTTGTTGGAAAGCGTTATGTCTGGACTCCGGGATCGCACGAAGTTTCTTTAACCTGTGGCTTGACGATTTTGACAAAGGCAGCTTCATTTGTTGCCACAGATACAACCGCAAGCATTGTTGGGACTGCTGCGGGTGCTACTTTCACCGGCTCGTTATCGCTGACGACTTACTTCACTCCAACAAAGTTTGTTACCTATAAAGGTCAAGTCTATGCACGAGCCGGTGATTATATTTTCCAGTATGGCGGGACAGGAAACAACGTCTATGATAATTGCGGAGTAACGGCTGTTACACCTTATATCAGTTCACAAACTCCGGGAACACGGAAACAGTTTGAATCTGTTGACGCTGCATTTGATGGAACGTGGCGAATAGGCGGCAGCACGGATTACAACACGCAATTATACAAGACAATTTACAACAATTCGGTTTCGACATTTTTATTGCAAACGATTGGGTGGGAATCGGCGGGCAGTCATTATTCTTTTACGATGCAAGAGGATAGTGTTGGTTATGCAAGGTTCTCGTCAATTTTGTGCAATGAAAAGAAGGCTAACGAAAAGTAGTTTGACAAATAGTTGTCATTGGTTAGATTAGCAGTAAGTCAACTGATAGTTGCAATACGCGGTGGTTTTTGCTTACGCAAAGCAAGACTACCGCATTTTATTTTTAAGGATACATATGGGACTTTTTGGAAGTTCGGGAGATTCTGGGGCTGCTGCTCAGGAAGCCGCACGACAAGCTAATATCAGCAAAGGTATGACTGATATTAACAATCAGTTTTCTGGATTCACACCGTCATTTTATCAGAACGCTGCCAGCGATTATACTAAAGCTACAACTCCAC